GCGTCTGCTCGACGCTCTCGCGTCTTGAAAAGGCGTACAGCGGAACAATGCCTTTTGCTCGAAGCAGTCGCTCCAATGCAGGCATGAGGAACGGCGCACCGCCGACCATTGCGTACCGCTCGCCAGATTTCACCCCTGCCGAAATTGCCTCGCCTTTGGCGGTGAATGCCAGACGACGCGCTCGGTCATAAATCTCCTCACCGTCAGGAATATCCGCAAAGGTCAACTCCTTGCGGATTGTCTGCTTGTCCGACGGTTCGAACACGCCAGCCGCCGATTGATCGGCGGTGGCGGTGTGCTGCGTCAAATTGAGTATCCTCATCATTGTGGTCATACCCCGCTACTCGATGTGGTGGATAACGTCCTGCCCGAAACCGTGCAATCTGATGTTATTTATTGCGGTTTCAGCCAATTCGGTTTCGCGGTCGAACCGTGCGTTATCGCCCAGACCGTCCTCTTCGCATAATTCCGATATAGAACGATGGATCGAGATCAATGTTTCGATGTCCTGCAATAGCATTCCACCGTTTACGTAGTCATTGTCTTGCAATTTCATTGGTCATACCCCGCTAACTCGATGTGGTGGTCTTGCCTGCGTTTGATTTCAACCTCATTCACAAGCACGTCATCCACGAATATTTTGCGCGTCGGCTTCCTGCCAGGATAAGTTTTTGACGCTCTAACATCCGTCAAAAACCAATCCCGCGAACCGCGCTCGATGGTGATGGTAGTAGTAGCGCAATCGTATTTATACGCGCTCGATAAAACCCCGCCGCTCTCCACTTCGGCGGTAATGCCGCGTCGATTCTTCTTCGGTATGCCGAAGGAGGCAAGCGTCCGCTCGACTTCGTGCGCCGCGTCGCGCACCTCGTAGCGATGAGTGAACGTCTGGCTTTTGGCCCTGCCGTTCACCAGTTTAAGGATGGACGCAATGGTCGCGTCCATCTTTTCGCCGTCCTCATAGCACAGCCGCTTGGTAATATTGATTTTCATAACAATCTCCTGTATTTATTGATGATTAACATAAAGTTTCAGGATCGCTTCGGTCGCGTCCCTCGCGAGTTCGCCGTCGTCGTGACAGTCAGGCGTTCGCTTAATCTCGCCAAACAGGTCAACGTACGCGTGGCATGTGTAACCGCCGTTCGAGTCAGTTTCTTGTCGCCCTTCAACAAGATGCATAAACATCTGGCTCACGCCGCCATCGACGTCCACAAACTCAATGGGTACTACGAATTGCAAATCGCCATAACCCACGTAATGAATGCTCTTGCTATCGTCAGCAACCCGCACCAGGTTTTTGTATTTCGTGATGCGGAACGTTTTTTTAACCGATTCCGTTCGGGTAACGAAAATCGGCTTGTTGTCAGTGGTCATAATCTAAATCCTATAAATAATGGTCATAGTCAAAATTAAAGTGTGCGCACCGTCGCACGGTTCGGCGCGCACTGGTTCACTCCGTGCGACGTGTGGCGGATTGCCAGACCTGCACCATCAGGTACAAGTTTCGAGGCGCGCCGCCAAGACGCGCCTCTCATCAGTGGCAGGCATTTACCCATGCCTTTTCTCGACGCTAACGTCCTGGAAGTACGGTCTATAACCGTACAACCTCTTCCATTTTCGTTCAGCCAGTTCACGGCTTTTGTGCCGCGAAATAACAGTTCCCGTGCGCGTCGCTACGACGCAGTAAGGTTGTTTCTTGTGCTTCATGATGCCGCCTCCATCAAGCCGACGCGCACCCGCTCCATCAGCCACACGCGGCTTAAATCCGCGTGATATTTCTCGCGTTGTTCATCGCGGCGTGGCGATGCGAATACCGCTTGTGCCTCTTGCAGCGCTTCAAGCGCCGCAGGGCAATTGTTCCCGTATTCCAGCGCATAAATCAGAATGCCGAACCAGGATGTACCAGTTCGATAATCAACGTCGTCGTGGCAAATATCACTGATCAACGAATCAATATCATCGTTGTCCATTTCGACGTCGTACGGTGGAAGTTCACCGTCGGCTATCTCGACCTGGATGGATTCAATCCAGTCGGTGATGTATTCCTCGACGCGCCTGGCAGTCGAGTAATCATCCCAAATAGTAGTAGTAGTCATAATGTCTCCGTTGGTGTAGGTGATACTGCAAATTGCAGATTAGAACCGTACACGGTCTCGCGTACGGTTCTATGTGCAATTTAACCGGTCTCGTTTCTCCGTTGGTGTAGGTGGTGCAGGTCAATCAGCCACTGGATCGCTTCGTAGTGTTCGTCGAACCGCGCCTGTTCGCCGCACGGCAGTTGTGCTAACAATCTCGGCAACACGCGCCCCTCGAAGGTGCAAGCGATTATCGAGTCAGGATTAGATGTATCGGTGCAGCTACCAATGTGCGCGCCGTTCAGGTCGTATGAGTAAACCAGGTTGTACCCGTGATTAACTTGGGTTGACTGGTCAAAGTCGGTAATAACCGAAGTCGATACAGACGTCACGCCGTTGGCGTCAGCGCGCCGATACAGCGGCTCGGTCTGTTTGCCGACGGTTGAAATATCAGTGAATTTCATTGTTTTACCTCCCTGATACGCCCATCATCGCCTTGCTCCATCAGTCCGCGATTCATAGCGAGCGCAACGCATTCGTCACACTCCAATTTGGTCGCCTGCTGGTATGCCTGTTCGTGATACAGGGATTGCCACCGTTTTAGTGTCTCGGTGGCGTCCACGCCTGGCTCGCGTGGAGGATGGACAAAGTCGCTCATGCATTCGGTGCACAAGCCGTATTGTGATTTATCTAACATAGTTCACATACTCCATAGTAAAAGTTAACAATGCAGTCAATTATAACACTGAATTTAAAAAGTCAACATTTATTTAATCGAATTTGCAAAAAAATATCAGTAGTCGGTCGATACTGATACGAGCGATGCACCGGTGCAACATCGAGTCGGTCGCAGGTCTGGGACTGGTCGCAGTGTAGTAATGCAGCGTTGATACTACATCGCATACTAATCTAATACTAACTCAATACTAATGCAAAATGTATGTAGCATAAGGGTTTTCAGACAATAAATAAATAAATAGTATTAGATATAGATATATAGACATAGTTGGGTGCGGTCGGGGGGCAAAAACAGGGTGAATTTAAAAAGTCGAATTTATAAACTCGTATACGCATATGCATATATATATACGCATGTATCTATCTGCTGAATTTATACTAATTCCGCATAACTCACTGATTTTACAGCGGAATATGTAGTATTAGAGTAGTATGAGTGTAGTAACGCAATGTAATCAAACACTTACATAACACATTGATTTAGTTGGCTTAATTCAGCAAGCAGTGGCTAACTGATTGATTTTACAGCAATACTAATCAGTGCCTGACTGGTCGAATCTCGGTGCTTGTCGCACGGTTCGGCGGGCTTCGAGTCGGTTCGAGCGGGTAAAGTGTGTCAAAAGTGGGTAAATTAGCGCAATAAAAACAGTCACTTACAGGGCAAATCGCAGGAATCGCATTTTAAGAGCGTTTAAATCGCAACCTGATGTATGAGTCGGATTGAGCGCGAAATGCGCTGTGCGGGCTTGTGTGGCGGTCGATTTTCGGGTTCGTGCGCTGAACCGGTCGGAATCGGTCGGAATCGGTCGGAATCGGTGCGATGGTCGCTGACTGGTTGCAGTTCGGGGTTCGTGCTGGTCGGAGGTCGCAGGTCGTGCTGGGTTGTTTATCCTGGTGCGAGCGGGCGGTGGTGCGGTGGTGCGGTGCTGTTGTTTCTTCCAGGTGCGCGGGTTGCAGTCGCATCGGATCGCAGTGCAAGCTGCTATTCGTCATGCGAGTCCAGGCTTCGATCTCTGTTTCGTGCTGGTCTGCCTTCGTGCTGGTCGCTGAACGAATTTGACCCGCCCCCGCCCCTTCGAGCGATAGCGAGCCTGTTATTGTATTTCCATACCGCAGTGACATTTTTTTATTTTTTTTCGATTTATGCGATAATGTTTTGCGACTGGAGGCATGAAAAAAATTTTTTTGAGGTAAATTGAGATGTATAAAAAGCGTAGTGGGGGTCACTCCAAGAATCTTCGCTGTTCTACGATGGGCAGTGTACCGAGGGGTTCTTCGCGTCCGAAAGATGGGACGTTGATGGGTTCTTACCGTCATGCCAAGCGCGGCCGTGTTGGCGGTGCTGTTTCTCCGGGCATTGATGGTTAAACAGGTGGTGTTATCGTGCCTGCGAGGGTAGAGATGACGCCTGAGCGTTGGGAGTCTGCCCGCAGGGTATTGTTGGGCAATGACTCTCGGCGCGTGAGTCGGCGCGCTGCGGCTGAGGCTGCTGGCGTGACGTTGAGTTGTCTTGAGCGTTGGCTGGCTCGTTCGCGCGAGCGTCGTCCTGAGGATGAGGCGTGGGTATGGGATATAGCGGAGGTTGTTGACGTGAGTCATTTATCTCAGGCGAGCGTGTTGGAGGACAGGTTGTGGTCGTATGCGTTAGAGGGTGTTCCGAAGGATGTGTATCATGCTGGCGAGAAGGTTGGCAAGACGCGGGTTCACAATCCTGCGTTGGCGATGCGGATGCTGGAAAAGCGCGATGATGAGTATGTTCGCAAGAACAAGGTTCAGTTGGATGTGGATGTTCGGGTGATGCCTGCTGAGGAGGTTTTTCAGCGCATGGTTGCGCAGCGGCGTTATGCTGAGGTTGAAAATCAGAGCGCCGCGTCGAGGGCGCTGAGTTTCGGGGAGGAAGCTGAGTATCGCGGGATAGTCGATAGGGCTTTGGATGCGGACTGCGAGGATGTTCAGATAGATGCGATTGATGATGTGGTGGATGCGCTGTCGTGAGTGCGAAGTTGGTTGACTTAAAAGGCGAGCGCGCCAGGCGCATGATGAGGTTTCAGGTTACGTTCGTCAATGGATATGAGCGCGAATATGCAGGCGATACGATGCTTTACAATGATGCGGTGCATGATTATCGGGTATTTGACGGCAAGCGAATTGTTGCGCTTTTGCCTGTAGAGAACATCCTTTCTATCGAGTTCACCCCGGTCAATGATGGGGTTGAGGTTCGGGATTTCGGCCAGGAGGGTGGAATTGGCCTTTGATGCTGCAGCGCAGTCGCCGGACATGCCGCCTGCGCCTCCTTCGGATGCGTTTGCCGACATTGATCCGGATGAGTTCATTGAGTTTTACGATTCGCTGAGCGATGAGGACAAGCGCACGCTTTCGCAGTCGGTGGCTGATGCGCCGATGGCGGCTCCGCAGCCCGGCCCCCAGACTCAGGCTTTTCTGACTCCTGCGAAGGTCACTGGATTCGGCGGTCAGGCCGGGGGCGGCAAGACTGGGCTGATCGCAATACTTGCCATGCATCATCACAGGACGGTGGTATTCAGGGAGGATGCCAAGCAGCTCAATGGACTGATTACCGACTTGATTCAGTTTCACGGCACCTCAGACGGGCTGAACCGCTCGGAAGGGGTTTTCAAACTGAACCCTGAAACCGGCCAGGAGGTGTGGTTCAAGGGTTTGGGCAAGCCCGATGAGCATACCAAGCAAAAGGGCATCGCCTTTGACCTTCAGGCTTACGACGAGGTCAACGAGATTTCCGACGGGCTGGAAAAGATGGTGTTCTTAAAGACCTGGAACAGGTCTGCGAAAAGGGGGCAAAGATGTCGCCGCCTGCTTACCTTCAACCCGCCTGGCGGTCCCGGTGACAAGAGCGGCGCGAAAGGAAGGTGGGTGATAAGGTATTTTCGGCCATGGATTGACGAGCGGTACACTGACCGCGCTCCGCATGGCGAGATACGGTATTTCTACAGTCCGGACAAGGAAGATGAAAGGATACTGACCTACTCTCAGCCGGAGATAATCGAGATTGGCGGGGTGAAGACGACGCGTCTGCCTGAATCGAGGGTTTTCATACCCGCTTCGGTGATGCAGAACCTTTACCTCAAGGACACAGACTACCCGCAGACGCTTGACTCGCTTCCTGAGCCTTATCGCTCGATGATGCTGCTGGGCGATTTCAGGAGCGGGATTACCGATGAGGAATACCAGCTGATACCGACTGCGTGGATTGATGACGCGATGGCGAGATGGCATCCGTCCGGCCGCTACAGCGATATGGACGCGGTAGGGGTTGACGTGGCCAGAGGCGGCGAGAGCGCTTCTGTAGTGAGCAGACGTCACGGCTGGTGGTTCGACAAACTGAAATCGCTGCCCGGCAGGGACTCTTCGAGCGGCTCGAAAGTGGCGAATTTCGTACTGGATCATACGGAAGGCTTTGCCGAGATAAATGTTGACGTCATCGGCGTTGGCTGCAGCGTGTATGACGTTTTAGTTGACAAACTCGCTTACGGGCGGATTAACGGTGTGGATGTGAGAAAGAAAAAAGGCCTGCCTGCGCGTCTTGAAGAGAAAGTGAAAATGTATAACCTTCGCACCTTCCTTTACTGGCTGGCGAGAAAGATGCTGGATCCGGCGAGCGGTCTGGAGCCGGCTCTGCCGCCTGATGACAAGCTGCGGGCTGAACTCATTTCACACTGCTATGAGATGGCCGAAGGCGTGGTCAAGGTTGAGTCGAAAGAACAGGTCAAGCTGAAGACGGGACACTCGCCTGACAGGGCGGACGCTTTCATAATGAGTCTTTTCAATGCTACCAAGACTCCGGGTTTTGAGCGGCTCATGCCGCAGGCTTTGCGGAGGAAGATTGACTATGCGATTATCAACCGGGTGCCGCCTCGGGTAAGCAGAACTCCTTACGGATGGATGGCCTCTTAAATCATGGTTTCTGACAAAAACGCCATAAAGGATATTGCCGACCGATCGTTTGGCGACGGCAGGCAGTGGTCCATGCCTTCTGAAGAAGCCAGCGACACGCTGACGGCAGAGGAGAAAATCATTCGCCAGATGCAGGTCGATATAAGGGATGCGTGGGATTACTGGCGAGAGACTTACGATCAGGGCCGCGAGGACGTCAAGTTCCTTTATGACAGCCAGTGGACTGAAGAGACTCTTTCCGAAAGGGGTGAGGGTCGTCCTTCCCTGACGCTGAACATGCTGCCTCAATTCGTTGACAGGATTGTCGGCATGATGCGCTCGACTAAGATTTCAATCGACATCAAGCAAAAATCAGGATACAGTCCGATGACTTCGGGCAGGAGTGAGGCTGAGCATCAGCTGTCGTCTTCGGAGATTATGGGCGGAATCGTGCGTGACATCGAGGCGAGGTCTCGGGCCCCGACCTTGTATACGCGGGCAGCGCAGCACGCAATCGAGTCCGGCTGGGGATGGCTTCGGGTAACCACTCAGAAAAGCCCGGACAACCCGTTTGGCACTGAAGTTCGGATAAGGCACGTTCGGGACCGCTGGTCTGTGATGATTGATCCGTACGCTGAAGAGCTTGACCTTTCTGACGCAAGGTGGGGGATTGTCATGCACCTGATGTCGAAAGAAGAGGCGATTGCAAGATGGCCGGACAACTATGACCAGTCAACTGGAGCGACATTCACAGGAAATGACAATGTAGGCGGCTTTGAGGGGGCGAATCCCTGGAAAAGTTTCGAGGGCGAAGGAAAGGTTCTGGTGGCTGAGTATTTCTGGAAAGAACCGATTGTGCGCACTTCGGTTCGCCTGACCAAAGATGCGCAGGAGATTGTTGCGTGGAAAGATGACATCGAGCATATCCTTGATGAGCTGACCGACGTGGAAGACGGCGGATTCGAGATCACCGACGAGCAGGAAGTTGATACATGGCAGGTGAAATTCGCAACTGTCAACCAGTCGCACATACTTGATGAGACTCAGGTGTGGCCGGGTTCGAGGATTCCGCTTGTGCCTGTTCTCGGCAGGCAGGTTGACATGGATGGGCAGACCTTTTACGTGTCTCTTCTTCGCTATGCGAAAGACGCGCAGAGGATGCTCAATTACTGGGCTTCAGCCGCTACCGAGAGAGTGGGCAAGTCGCCGGGCGCGCAGTGGATGGCTTCGGACGAGATGATAAGAGGCCGAGAGGAAGAGTGGTCAAACCAGAACATTCTCAATAAAAATGTTCTGACTTACAACCAGACTGAAGTTCCAGGCGAGAAGCCGCTTCGGTTAGACCCGACGACTGTTCCTACAGGAGAGTTGATGCTGGTGCAGCTCGGACAGCAGATGGTGCATGAGTCAGTCGGGATTTACGAGGCGGGTTTGGGCAAGAAGTCCAATGAGGTTTCCGGTGCGGCAATCAACGAGAGACGCGAACAGTCTGAGCTGGGCGCATTCGAGTTCCCGGACAACATGATGACATCGGTCGCTTCGATAGGTCAGATATGCTGTGAGATCGTGCCTTACATCTACGACAACAACCAGACTGTGCGGCTGATCGCAGAAGACGGATCGGAGAAGATGGCGGACATCAATCAGGAGATTGTCGATCAGGATACCGGAAAGAAGTTCACCCTCAACAGCCTTGACCTTGCCCGCTTTGAGTGTCAGGCATCTGTCGGGCCTACCTTCATCAATCAGAAACAGCAGTTTTTGGCGATGATTACAGAGTTGGGCAAGACCAATCCGCAGGCGTGGTCTGTGGTGCTTGACCTGCTGGTTGAGAACATGGACATTCCTTTCAAGGGAGAATTGGCAAGAAGGTTCAAGCAGACGATTGTTCCAAGACAGGCGCTGAAGCCTGAAGAGCAGGAGAAGATTCCGCCTCCTGAGCCAACTCCTGAGCAGCAGGCGGAGATGGCGCAGGCGCAGGCCGATGGCGTCAAGGCGCAGGCCGACTTGCAGATTGCGCAGTTGAAGGTTCAGGAAGAGCAGCTGAAACTGGAGCAGGAACGTCTAAAATTAGAGGCTGCCAAAATCGAAATGGCAATCAGCATGACTGAGCAGGATTCCGAAGAGGGGGACTCAGCAGACATGAAAGAGGAAATTCAAAAAGCCGCAGAAGCTGCGGCAAAGCAGGCGGTGGCTGAACTTGCCGCAGCCGAATCTTAACAGGAGACGAAAAATGGCGGATAAAGATACAGTAGATCAGGAATCGCAAGGCTCTGATGCTGACGATACGATCAGGCAGACGAATGAGGAGATGGTAAACCAAAGCGCCGATGAGTTTGCCAAGTACAAGCAGGAAAGGGCAGGTCAGGGCCACGGCCCCGCGAAGGGTTTTTTCAGCATACGTGACATCGCCTCCAACTCAGGCGGAGAGGAAGAAGAGCAGGGGGACGCAAAAGCCCAAGAGAAGGAAGCCGAGGATTACTCCAATTTGGGGCAAGGCGATGAGGGGAAAGGACAGGCGATTGTCGATGAAGGAGATGAGGAAACCGAAACCGATGAGGGCGATGAAGGCGACGAAACCGAAGAGGAAGAAACTGGCGAGGAATCTGAAGGGGATGAGAAAAATCCGAAGTGGCTTCAAAAGCGTCTTGAAAGAGAGCGCAGGAAAAACTCTGAAGAGCTGGAGCGGCTGAAAAAGGAAAATGAGCGTCTTAAGTCCCGATTCGGGAAAGATGATGATTCCGATGATGACGCTGGCGCATCAGCCGGCGATCCTCCGGACCCGGCGGACTTTGACACGGTGGACGGCTGGATGGATGCGATGGATGCGTATGAGGAAGGCTTGACAAAGGACGATGGCAAAAAGCAAAAAGACGATGAGGGCGGCAAAGACGATGACGCATCGAAAGAAAGCAAAGCCGGCGGTCTTGATCCGCAGTTGTATGGCGACATGGTGCAGATGATTGACATTCATGATGCCGAAACTATGGATGATGCTGATGAGGACGCGGTTTCTCTCGGCGAACGGTTTGCAGAAGCGGTTGAGGAGAAGAACCTTCGGCTGACCAGTGCGATGATGGATCACCTCATTGGCATGGATGACGTGCAGGGTGCCTGCCGAGCGGTAGAGAAACTGGTTTCGAGACCTTACCAGAGCGGTGCTGTATGCAGGAAGTCGGTAAGCGAACAGATCAAGTGGCTTGACCAGGCAGCGAAGAAGCCGGATGGACGCAAGAATCCAAAGCGCAAGGCTCCGCACATGAAGAACGTCGGAGGCAGAAGCGGTTACTCCAGGTCTGCTGAATCTGCCAAGAGTTACGCTGAGTATCGAGAAAAGAGACAGGGGCAGCTTAGAAGCACTCCTGGATTTTTAAAATTCTAACGGAGGTAATCATGCCTGGAAAACATTACGGCACGCCAAAACGCGGCAGAGCCGCACCGAAAAACAAGCGCAGGACAGTGAAAAAATCAAGCGGAATGAGAAGAAGTCGAAAATAATTTTGACTTTTCTTTATTTTTGCCCTTAAAATAGGATTCACGTTACGCGAGCGGTCAATTCGCAGGCTTCACGCCCCAGCACGGCGGTTAATTGTTGCTACCACCTTAGACGAAACGTCATACGCCCCATAGGAGGTGCAACATGGCAGTAAATGTCAGAGGCAGTGGCAAAAGGCTCCTGACCCCAGAGGTCATCGCAATGGAGTCTTTAATGAGACTGCAAGACCATCTGATTGTGATCCGCACGCTGCGGACGGATTACAAGAAATATTTTGAACGGCATATCGGTAATCATGTGTCGATCAAGAAAGACTTCCGCACAATCGTCAACGACGGTCGGGTAATCACCGACTCGAGCGTTTCTCCTTTAGTCGATCGTCATGTTGACATCGCGGTCGATACCAGAAAGAACGTCGTGCTTGAGTTCAATGATGAAGACCTGACGCTTGACATTCAGAACTTCTCTCAAAGGTATTTGTCGGCTGGTCCTGAGGACATCGCAAATGTCTATGACGAGACAGCTGCAAGGAAAATCATGCTTGGCATTCCGTTTAGCGCAAACCCGGACTCTCCGGGAACTGGGCTGACGACAGATGCTATGCAGGATGTTCGATCTCTGCACACTGAGCTTGCGATTCCAAAGAACATGTCGAACTACGCTTTACTGCGTCCTTCAGATGTGGCATCGGTGTCGAAAGACGTCAAGGATGTTCATCTTCCACCTATGGTGAGTCAGGTTATCCGAGAAGCGTTTCAGGGAAAACTGGCTGGGTTCTATGTCTTTGATGGCGTACTGACCCCAGATCAGGTTGTTCTCGGAAGCAATCAGGCAACACCGCTTGTCAAAGCGAACTCTGGTTATGAAGGCGACGCGATTCCTACAGATGGCTGGGGAGCCAACAATGCGAAAGTGATCAACAAAGGCTCTCAGATTCAGATCGCTGGGGTGAACCACTCCAGAGTGAGAGGCGAGAGAAGCGACACTGGCATTCCGATGACTTTCACAGTCACTGCGGACGTGTCAACTGACGGAAGCGGGAATGCAACCATTCCTATTTCTCCTGAGTTGAATGCTGGCGGATTGAATACGCAGGATGGCAGCGGCAACAACGTGAGCCTGAGAGCGTTCAAGAACGCAAGCCAAAAAGCGGCCAACAATGCTGCGATCACCGTTATCGGTTCGAGCAAGGCGGCCAATCAGAACCATACGACTTCGCAAAGATACAAGGTCGGTCTTTTCTATGAAGAGAATATCGCCCAGTACGTCAACGTCATCATTGCCAAGCCAACCTCATCGGTATGGCATGGACAGGCGTATGATGCACAGACTGGTCTTTCGATGACTGTGGTTCGGGATTTTGACATCAAGGATATGACGGAAACAACCAGACTGGATGCTCTGTGGGGCATTGACATGGTTTATCCTGAACTTGCTACAAAATACCTCTCGTCAAAAGTAGGCTAAACTTATCTGAAGGAGACAAGACAATGGCTGAACAATTCTTTATGTCCGAAGATTCGCCAACCCTTACGATGCTATATCACAAGGAGTATGCGGTACACGGACGAACGTTTTCCGGAGAAGCGGAAGTTCAAGAAGCCGTCAAGCAAGGCTGGGTTGACAACCCAGCCAAGTTTGGCCACAACATCTGGACAGGAGAGCATTCAGCTCCCCATATCCAGAGAATCAAGCGGGCTTACGACAAAGGCAAGATCAAGGCTGTTGATTCTGAAATTATCAATTTGGACAAAATTGATAATGACGAGTTGAAAGAGGAGAACGAGGCTTTGAGAAAGCAGCTTGCAGAAACTGCAGACGCTTTGGCAAACGCGAAAGAAAGGGCTCGCCTGAACAGGGAGCAGCTCCAGGACGAGCGCAATGATGCTGGTCTTTTGCCAAAAGACAAGGCTGGAACAAAGCGCCCTGCGAGGAGAAAGCCTGCCGCAAAGAAGACTCCTGAGCCGAAAGCCGAGGCTCAAGATACATCGGTTGACGATTTGATTTAGCGGTATGAAGGATGTCAACATGGGGCGATTTAATCAAGAGCTCCCTGATAGAACTCACAGTTCTCGAAGGCGGTGAAGATCCGGAAACCCACGAGGTTGAAGAGGGTCTGAACCGCCTGAAATACCTTATCGGGCAGTGGGAGATAGACGGGCTGTTCGCTCCAGGAGACAAGCACCTTTCCCTAACTTTTGAAAATCCTGCAAAGATGCGGGTGGTCGTGGGTCCGGCGGACGACGATCTTGACGTTGACATAGAAGTGTCGCCTGCCCCCTTTCGCATTGAGATCATTCGCTATCAGAACGCGGGGTCTGAAAGCGGTTATCTGCTCAATGCTGTGAGCAGCACGTATTACGAGTCTGTGCAGTCTCAGCGATCCAACCATCCTTCAGTTTACTATTACGAAAAGGCTCACCCCCACAGTTACATTTGGCTGGACAGGTTTCCGCTTCCTGGGGACAAGCTGCAAATCACCGCTTCAGGCACTTTGAACGACAAGTCCTTTGAAGCGACCGATGAGCATGACTTGCCAGTGGGTTACGAAAGGATGATCATCACCAATCTTGCATTAGAACTTGCGTCTTCCTACGGGGTGTCGAACCAGCTCACATTGGCCACTATTGCAAAGAAGGCAAAGGATGCGAACAATATCATTCTCAAGAGAAACCGGGAGCCGTTCACTGCAAGACTGCCAAGAGGGATTGTCAATGCAGGGACCAGAGGAGGGTTCTTAACCGGCGGTTACCGACGTCACTATTAAGGCTGAAAAGTGGCATACCGTCCAGTTCAATGGGCAAAGACAACGGTGAGCGGCAGACAGGACGCTTCTGACGGTTCTCGTCTGATTAACTTTTTTGCGGTTCGCCCGGTATCGCCGGCACCCGAGGATTCCAAGTCTCCGGTCATCCTCTACGGCGTACCGGGCTTATCCGTCTTCCATGATGCTGCAGCTCTCGAAGCGGTTGGAGGAACTCCGGAACAGATTCAGGGCATGACATTTGTTGAGTCTCCTGTTTACGGAAACAAACTGTTCTGCCTTGCCAGGAACGGCCGTCTCCAGATTGTCACTTTCAATGATGATGACACCTACTCTACTGCGCTTGTTCCGTTGCCGGGCGAGGCCTCTCAACACCCGGATTCTGGTTTTGTCAGAATCGCCACAGATGGACGTTATGTGGGGTTCGTATCGGCAGGCGAGGTTTTCATCTACGATCAGGGATACAAGGTTAACGAGAAAGATGAAAACTTCTCGCCAAGATTCATTTCTGTTACAGCCCCTACTCCAGATGACACTTCCGACCGGACTCAAACTGAAGACTGGGTTGACATCGCGTGGGCAGACGGATATTTCATACTCGCCAGCAAAGGCGGGCAGATATTCCACTCAAACCTTTACAGCACGCAGTTCGACCAGCTTGACTTTGCCAGACCTGATTACAAGCAGGATGGGATTGTCGGGATGGCGGTGCATAGCCGTCTGCTTTACGTGTTTGGCACGAACACTGTGGAACTTTGGTACAACGCGGGAACTTCCGATTTTGCGTTCCGCAGGGACAATTCTTTCACCATTGACGTCGGTGCAGTCAACCCTGCCACAATCCAGCAAAATGAAGGTCTTGTTGCATTTCTTGGTTCTGACCTGTCAGTATGGATTATTGCAGGGCGCAGGCTTGACAAGATTTCAAATGAGGTAGTGGATTATGCGATTGCAAAATCAGCATGGAAAAATGCCACCGCTTTCACCTACACCGAAGAAGGTCACAAGTTCTATTCGCTGAATCTGTTTGATGATGACGGGTCTGCCATCGGGAACTGGACTTTTGACTTTTCCACCATGCTTTGGCATGAGCGGTCAGAAACAAACATTCTTTCTCAGACCGAAGCTGCTGGCATGAATATAGTCGGACTTTCTAACGAATACCGTCTTTTTTCTCTTTCTTTGGATTCAGCCAGAGATCAGGCTGGAAGACCGTACCAAAAACGAGCCATATCGCCGATTATGTACAACCGTCTCAACCGATCATTCGTTCATCGCTTCGACATTGATATTGACTATGTTCCGCCTTCAGACGATCCGGATTACGAGGCATTTGTGCGTCTCATATGGTCTGATGATGGAAAGAATGTATGGAAGGGTCGCGCAAGGGGTCCAAAGAGCATATCCAAGAAACAGCGTCTGACCTGGCGCAAATTAGGCATGGTGGACAGCGTCGGCCGGCATTGGTGTATTCATTGTGCATACGATGGCAGAATCACCATCAACGGGGCTTTCGTTCAGGACAGCATGCAGAGAAGTCCAAATGGCTGACAAGTTTATTCAATCCCCGCGTCCGACTCCGGACATGGTAATCAAACCCGAAAAGATTGAGGATTTCGTGGTTGAGAATCAGGATGCAACGGGAGGAGAATTTCTTCAGAATTACGCTCGAGGGAACTTCGACCCTGACCAGCAGGCGATGTTTCGCATATTGGATACGATGTGGGAGAACATCAATTATCTGCACGAAACAGGCGGTGGCGGCGGCACAATCATTCTGGATGACGGATTTGAGTACATCTATGCCTCTACCGAGATGGCAAAACTTGCTCCCGGCGACCTGCCAAGCAATGACTGGGGGTTCATGGAGCCTGGAATAACCGGCGACAACATCGTATGGTCGGTCAACGAAACCGCCATCAATGCGGGTATGCGCTATCGCTGGCGGGCGAGACGGGAAATTGGAGCGGGACTTTCTCCAGGCGATGATGTTACGGCACAGTGGCAAGCGCCAGTTATCGTCGCGACGTGGAGCATTGACGGCTCCGATGGTGAGGACGGCGCGGGTATCGAATACATCTTCTGCCGATACCACCTTGAGACCTTGCCTGCGGCGTTCTATCCTGATGACACATGGAAATACGATGAACCGGGCCGCGTCGGCGGAATGCAGACAACTTTGGCTTGGGTGTCGAACAAGGATGAACTGCCAG